GCGTGTCCAAAACACTCTTCTGAGCCATTGGAGAGGATATTTCTGACTTTGTTAGTTGTTCTAAAGTATCAAATGTAGGAGTATGTTCATATTTTGAATAATACTCCTTAATCATTTGACAAATGATACGAAAATACTGGTTATCAAAGTAATGTGGGTCAATGACTTCGAGAATCGAATTTGAGAAATCCTTGTATACTATGATGTTATTTAACAACTGAATTTGAAAGGTATTTCCTAAGTATCCGAAGCTTTTTTTGTCTGACATATTATATGATTTTTTTATTTTTGTATATGATAAATATGATTAAACTAACGAATAGTTTAAGTAATTGTAAGATAAATTTTTAGCTGAAAAAATGTCAGTAAGCTCTCTTAATATGTTTTTTATGGATGGCCTTACGTCCAGCGTATATCTTACCTTCGGTGGGTATAATTTAGCGTCGATGATATGGTGACAAATTGTCTCATTACCTACCCTTAAAATAATGTTAAATCTTTCAGGACCATCAGTATTAGATGTCTCTAACACATTTGAGTCCTCCTCAATTTGAAATCTATTTTCCAACATATAAACAACACACTTATTTCTAAGTTTGGTTTGTAAATCGGTTTTTAGTTCGAACATGTAGCTCATCAACTCTACACTACTTTTTGCTTTTGGGTTAAACCCTTTGACATTAAAGAATCTTTGAACCACAAAATTATCATTTAATGTGATAAGGAATTCAACTTTAGTTACGTCATTTTGTTCTTTCATAATTTTACTTTTTGTTTTTGAATTTTGACTTTTCTTTTCTTGTTAACTTTAAAAACGGTTTTAAAAAATAAGTCCAATTATCATCTGTTTTTGGTAGGTATTTAAATATCCCGTCTTCCATCATCATACGAATTAGGTTTTTATATCCCCTACCATCAGGGTCTAATGATTCTGAATAATACGCATCAACTAATTCTTTACCTTTTTGATTTATAAGTGGTTGACTTAAATCAACAAGTTTTCTGTTTATCACATAATACTCATCACCAAATACACCCTCTTTTGTTTTTCCAGACAAAAGATTTTGTAATGATTTGTTGTCCTTATTTTCTTTAAGGAGTTCTTCCCCTTTAGATAAAATATCGGATAACTCAACCTCTTTTTCAAGTAGCTCAGGAAAAAACTTAAATAAAGTCTTTTCACCTAAATAAAAAATACCGTCGATGTTATCGGATGAATCACCTGTAAGGATTTTAATAGTTTTGACATTATAATGGGGAACTTCAAAATCGCTCATTTTGATTGTATCCCCATTCTTATAATATCTTTTTGTGGATGGTGAATAGATAGTTACCCTTTCAGAAATTAATTGTGTAAGGTCTCTATCACTCGAGAATATTGTTTTATCCTCGTCTTCAGAAATTTGGCAGTAATAAGCAATTAAATCATCAGCCTCTGAATGGTCAACTTCAACTTGTCTAACAAACATTTCTTCAAGGTATTGTTTAACTCGTTGTTTCTGACTTTCGTAAGAAGCTTGTTTGAACTCATTAGAATCGTTCCTACGGTTTAACTTATACTTGGGGTATATCAACCTTCTCTGTGATGAGTTCGTGTTGCTATCCCAAAATACAACAACTTTATTATAGTTGGTTTCTTCCAAGAACTTTCTTAAAGTATTCAAAAAGTGCCAAATCGCACCGATATGTTGTCCATTGTGAAAGTAATCTTTCACTCCGTGAAAACCAATTTTTATCAAATTGTTTCCATCAACCAATAAGGTTTTCGTCACTTTTTTCTTTTTTAATTATTACTACTCTACTTCTTCTCTTTCTGCTTTCAAATCAAAGTCACCATCAACTCCGATTATCTCTTTCCAATACTCAGCATGTTCTTTCTTATACTTTTCAATGGATGCTTTCTCCTCAGTTGTATCTTTACCAGGAAGAAAACCATGTGGTGTTACAATTATTCTACCATCTTCAAACCCAAGTCCATTGATGTGGTTTTTCATAACGGATACTTTTGTTCTTGATGCAAACTTAACTGTTCGCTTGTCTTTGGTTGCGGTAATCTTTGTAGTACCCGCACCTTTTTGATTTCCAAATAAGAAAACCAAAGAAGAGTTTAACCAAATTGCCTCACCACCTTTTGCTTTAATTTTAGGTTGACCGAATGGATTATCAGGTAATTCAACCCACGGCTGATTTACGATGATTAAAGTATTTTCAAACTTAGAATCAGATTTACGTGAACCTGAAATACGTTGGTTAATACCCATACCAATCTTGTCTGCCAATGTAGAAGCGTTGTGTTGTTTACCACCTTTACCTTCATAAGTCATCTTACAAGGAACAGAACCAACTGAATCCCACAAGAAACATAATGAATAATCCAATTCACCTTTTTCTTGTGCATCTAACAAACTATTAATGTAATCTGTAATTTGTTCGATGTATTCAAAGTTGTTATTAAAGATAAAGAATCCGTCCCAATCAAGTTCACCCGTTTCAGTATCAACAACTTCTTCACATTCAAATCCCATTATCTTTGCGTGTTCGAAAGACCATTTTTGTTCTGTGATAATAAACACAGGTAAAATACCTTTCTTTTGTGCATCGACAGCAGTTTTAACAAGTGCTGTTGTTTTCCCTGTATCGGAGTGACCCAATAACATATTTAAGTGTCCAATCGCAGGACCTGGTAAACCAACCGCATCTAAAAAATCAGAACCTAAATCAAAGAATCTTTGAGGTTTGTACTTTGCAGATGTAGAGAATTTTTTCTTTAGTGAACTAAAATCGTTCTTTTTAATAGCCATTATAGTTCGTAAATTTTAAAATTTGTTATAGTCTCCAACTTGTCTTTTGCGTCTGTAAGTTGTGTAACTAAATTATCCATTTCTTCGGTGTGTTGTGGGTGCTCTCCAATCCCAACAGGGTTTACAAAATAAACATAAAGTCTTGCTTCTGCATCTGCAATCTCTGCTTCATATTTTTTTATAAGAGCGTCTTTTAATTTTTCAGCTAAAAAAGGTTTCATTTTTTTTTGATTTTAAAAAACTTGGACACTTAGTCTGTCTGAGTGTCCAAGTTAAAGTTTAATTAGAATGGCAAATCTTCTGCCGGTTCTTCGTTTGCTTGTGGGTCAACAGGGGTTGGTGTTTCTTGTTTTGCTCCCCCAAGAGAAATGTCTGCAGTTTCACCGTAAACATATTTTTTAAGTTCAGATGACCACATTGGTGTCTCACCAACTGCAACCGCCTCTAAATACTCAACAGGTTTTTTAGAATATACATCATTCCATGTCAACTCATCTTCCAACCATCCACTCATGATTCCTTTATCTTCGTGAAGTAATGCTGGGTCGTCATACATAACCGTTTGAATTACGGTATACTCTTTTCCTTGTGGAGTTTTAGCTTTCTTAAGTTCGATGATTAGGTCACGTCCTTTTTCAGCGTCTGTGATATCACCTTTAGCTTTCCAAATAGGAAGGATTTTATCCAAAATACCTTCGTTTTTGTAATTGTGTTTGAATCTCCAAAATTTAACACCATCTTGTTCGTTGTCACGGTCAATTACTCTAACAATGTAGAATAAACGTGAACGGTATTGTGATGCCAATTCTTTGTCTTCTTTTTTACCCGTTTGGATAAGTTCGTTATAAACTTCTGTAAGTGGAGAACGTTCGTTGTCGTTTTTCTCAGGGTCGTATAATTTAACCCATTGTCCATTAACTTGGATTTCGTGATACCAAACCTCAACAAATGGTGACGAACCATCTTTAGTTGGTAAGATACGAACTCTACGTTGTGCAGAAGTTTCGTTTTTCATTAAGATTGCCGAAAAATACTTCTTTAATCTGTCTTCTTGTGAGATACTTGTTCTCTGTGAACCACCTGGTTGTGCGTTCTTTTCGTACTGTGCTAGTACTGAATCTAATACTGAATTTGCCATAAATAAATTTTTAATTATTACTCTTTTATCTACAACAAATATAGGTGAATATTTAAGTTTGTCAAATAAAAAAAGGGGGCAGAACCCCCTCTTTTATTACATTATTTTTTTTATGTTTCTTACATATTATCTTCTTCCTTATCGTAAATATTAAATGTTTTTTTTACCTCGTTTGGTGAAAAATTTTCAACTTCGTCAGATGTTAAAACATATTCATTTTTTCCAGTTTTTTCCATTTCTTCTTCTTTATCTTGGAAGAAATCTGTTAGTTTTTGACTGTAAGGATAAGAATCTAAAGAACGTAACATTAATTTCTCTTCAGGTGTTTTCTCTCTATACTTATCAAATTTAGCTTCTAAATCATTTATCTTAGCCATGATTTGGTCCATGTTTTCTAATTTTGATGATAAGTCATCTAATTTAGAAAACATATTATCCATAAACTCATCTTGTTTTTGTTGGATTTCTTGCTGTGAAGTTACAAGGTCAGTGATATCAATTTCCTCAGTTTCTTCATCTTGAGTTTTTTCACCTCCAACTTCCTCAACATCCGGGTCGTTTTCAACATCTACCGGTTCAGGAATTGCATCAGCTGCCGGTGGAGTTTCACCCGCTGGTGCAGCTCCTCCTGCTGGTGGCATGTCCCCTGCCGGTGGAACATCACCTTCGGGTGCTGCCGCATCAGGAGCTGGTGGAACATCACCTTCGGGTGCCGGAACTTCCGCCTGTTCATTTAAAATATAAGAATTAATTTGATTAAATCTTCTTAACTCTTCTAATATTTTTTTTTCTGTATTCATTTTGATTATTCTTTACCCGTTTAGTAATGTTTTAACCCCTTGTGGTGTTTCAACTTTTAATGTTCTATTTGTTTTAAGAGTATTGTCAACTCTTTCTATTAGACCAT